AGATGTTGGCGGCAGAAGGATCAGATTAGGCAAGGCGAATGTGATCCACTGGAAAGCTACTAACCTGAAATTCAACCATAGTTCAAGGGAGCATTTACGGGGTATGACCCCACTGGAGCCGGGGGCAGATACGGTGCAGCAATACGAAGACGCAACTAAGGCAAGCGTTAGGATGTACCAGAATGACGGGGCAAAGGGTGTGATCTTCAATGAGACCCTTAACACCTTATCAGCCGGTCAGGAAAGCGATCTAAGGGGGGTTATCAATAAGAAGATTAACAACAACGATATAAAGGGAGCGGTTGCGCTGTTGCTTGGCAAATGGTCTTATCTGGATTTAGGCAAAAGTAATACCGACTTAGGGCTGCTGGATGGTAAGAAAATGACATGGAAGGAACTATGCTTTTTACTTGGTGTCCCTTACGCATATTTTAACCCTGAAATCCCTTACGCAGATCAGAACAAGGCCGGGATTGATTTTGTGAGTAATACCATCATCCCGCTGTGTAAGAAGTTTGATGGGGAATTAAACCGGGTGTTATTGATGGGCTTTGGTTTAGAGGGAGCGGCTTATATCGGGTCAGATTTTAGCGATCTGCCAGAGGTTAAGCAGATGAATTACGAAGTCGCAGAAAGGCTTAGTAAGCTGTGGGCGGTGACACCGGATGAAGTCAGGGAGTTGGTAGGGTACGAAGGATTGGGTAATGAATTTGCCGAGCCTTGGGTTCCATCAGGCTACACCCCGCTTAGTCAGTTAAATGACGGGTTTGGTGATCAGGTGGCGGAACTGCAAAGAAGGGGATTGAATGACACCGCAGGAAATTGAGATTAAAAAGAGGGTTTACGAAAAGTACCCGAAAACAAAAAAAGAGTTCTGTTGCTGGCAGGAAAAACAGAGACTAACCGAACTAAGGGAGGCGTATAGAAAAAGATTGTATGACGAAGCAGGAGAGGCAGAAATACAGCGAAGCATACAACAGGGCGCAAAAGAGATTTGAAAGAAAGTACCTGAAGGTGGTTAACGCTGCACTCAGGGACCAGATAAACGGTTTTGTAGCAGTTCTTCGAAAAGATGGGGTAACGGTAGCGGTTCGGGACATGGACACCGTACTGATGAATAACGGTATCGCTAAAGCGGTGCAGGATATGTACAAAGAGATCGGGGTTTATTTCGCTAACAGGGAATACCGGTCACTGCGTAGTCAGTTACGGACGGCTAAAAAGGGTTTCGGGTTTGATCTGGATTGGATAGCTGAGATCATCAGGTATTTCCAATTACAGCTATTAACTAAGGCGGTTTTACCGATCACCGAAACAACTAAGGAGCAGATCCGGCAGATACTAAAAGAGGGTGAAGAAAAAGGGTGGGGCGTTGATCAGATTGTCCGGGAGTTGAACAGTTCGGAGCTAACCCTTTGGCGTGCCAGGATGATAGTTCGCACCGAATCGCAGAAAGCAGCCTTTAAAGGGCGGCAGATGGCGGCTAATAAGATCGAATACGCTACCACTACAGAGTGGATAGCGGCAAACGATCACCGGACAAGGCATAGTCATCGCAGGGTTGATGGCGATGTAGTTGAGCCGGGTAAAAAGTTCAGGGTGCCTATTTACAAGGATGATGCGGTAATAGGATATGAAGAAATGACCGGGCCGGGTGACCCAAAAGCGAGTGCTGGCAATGTGATAAACTGCCGCTGCACTGATGCGAAAAGGATAGTTTTTGACGAGAAAGGATTACCGGTTGAAAAGACCGGATTTGTGATAAGTGAGTAAAGGATAGTGAGTATGAGAAATTATTTTGAGGTAAAGAATGTCTTTGCCGGTGATTTTGATGGCAAGGCAATGATTCAGGATGTTGACCTGAAAAGCCGGACGGTAACCGGTTACTTTTCCCGCTTCGGGAATATAGACACCGATGGGGATATGCTGGTACCCGGTGCCTTTACCAAATCTATCTCTGAAAGGGGCGGTAAAAATCTTATCCCTCACATCTTAGACCATGACATTCATGTTACCCTGAAACAACTGTCTAAGCCTAAGTTATACGAAAAGGCAGACGGTGGTTTTTTTGAATCTACAATCAGCGACACACAAAACGGAATTGATACCCTGAAGCTGTACCGGGACGGTGTTATTAATCAACACTCTTTCGGGTTCCGTACTATCCAAAAAGATAACAAGGGTAACCATACAGAAATCAAAGAGGTGATGCTGTATGAAATATCCACCGTTACACTTGGCGCAAACCCTGAAACACCTTTCACCGGGTTTAAATCACTTACCCCAATCGAATTAAAAAGCCGCTATGAAGTGCTGACTAAGGCATTCAGAAGCGGTGATTATACAGATGAAACATTTGCCATCCTAGACGCTCAGATCAAACAGATTGAGCAGGACATGGCAGCGAAATATTTGCAATCAATAGAATCTAAAACCACTGACCCGGTAGTTGCTATCAGTCAGCCGGAGGAGAAGGGAATTGATAGCAAAATCAGAGATTTTTCAATTATTAAAACATTCCTAAACATTTAAGTATGTCAACAGAGGCAAAAGGATTTAACGAGAAAGAGACTGCCGAATTAAAGTCGGCCCTTTCCGAAATCGAAAAAAATATTGGTACAAAGATGGCCGACCAAACAAAAAAGGCCATTGAAGATGCTGTGAAGCCAGTATCTGAAGGTATTGACGGGTTGAAAAACTTTCGTGTTGATGCCGAAAAGTTCCAGGGCGAAGTGAAAGAGTTTATGGACGATCAGAAAAAGAAAGCTGGTCGCATTCCCGTGAATGCTAGCGATCCCGAAGGTTTTAAGTCGGCTTTAGCAAAAGAACTGGAATCACATAAGGATGCACTCGCCTCCTATGGTAAAAACAGAAAACCGGTATCATTTGAGATGAAAGCGGTTGGTAATATCGGTGCAAACTCAAATATCAGTGTTTCTGGTACACCTGCCTTTGCACACGGTGGGCCACTTAGCGAGCCGGGTCGCAAGCCTTATGAAATCCGTCATGTACGTGATATGGGTTTAAGGATCGTACCCCTTGCGGTTGGTCAGGATACGTATGTAATTCGTGATAACGGCGGTGAAGGTGCGCCTACTGCTGTTACAGCGGGTTCAGCAAAACCACAATCTGACAGGGATTGGGTAAAAACGGTAGTTCCTGTTACTAAAGTTGCGCATTACTACAAAGTTCCTGAAGAATACCTGGCTGATATTACATGGATGCAGGATGAGATCACCGGTGTTGGTGTAGAAGAACTGTTGGCACTTGAAGATAGTCTGATGCTGACCGCTTCCGCATCGTCTACGCAGTTTGCGGGTCTTAACCAGACATTTAACTCAACCGCCTTTTCTGCCCCTACATCACTTGCAACATTGATTAATGCTGCTAATAATTATGATGTATTGGTTGCGGCATGGACACAACTGCGCAATTTAAAGAGCGTTGCAACCGGTGTTATTTTACACCCTTCAGATTACGCAGCTATGGTGCTGACTAAGGATAGCCAAAACAATTACGTTTTCGGTGCGCCTAATCAGTCAATCCCTAACCTGTTCGGTGCGCCTATCGTACCTCATACTGCCGTCACATCGGATAAATATTTCCTGGGTGATTTCAGTAAGGTTCGGGTGGGTGTTCGTGCTGGCCTGAGTGTCAGGATTTTTGATCAGGATCAGGATGATGCAATTAAAAACCTGGTGACCATTGTAATTGAAGAAAGGATTACAATGGCAGCGGATCGTGCTGACCGTATCATCTACGGAGATTTCAGTTCCGATGCAGCAGCACTCGAAACCCCTTAACAATTAACACAACCCCGTAAGGTTGTTTAAAATTCGGAAACCGGTCGGAATAATCGGAAGTGCATCGGGATAATAGATAGCACGAGGGTCGGAACCTCCCACCGGTTCAATAAAAATTATAGATGGCAACATTTACAAAGTTCAATGCATTCGTAGAGGCACTATCTGAAAAGGTGCATAATCTTGGAAGTGATACACTGAAAGTTATGTTAACCAATTCGGCACCATCAGCGACTAACACCGTCAAGGCTGATATTACTGAAATATCCGCTGGCAACGGTTACACTGCCGGGGGTGCTACTATCACTGTTTCGAGTAGTTCGCAAACATCTGGAACCTATAAACTGGTTTTAGCTGATGTAACGATTACAGCAAGCGGTGGATCAATCGGGCCTTTCCGGTACGTTGTTATCTACAATGATACGGCAGCAAGTGACGAGTTGGTTGCTTACTACGATTACGGGTCAAGCGTATCAATCAACACAGGCGAAAACTTAACCATTGACTTCGACGGGTCGGCAGGATTTTTAACAATAGCGTAAATGGCAATAACAACACTAGACGGGGCTTTAGCGGGGATGCAACCAGCCAGGTACTTTGCGAAAAACGTAACCGGTACAATGGTGGCGGGTAGGCCGTGGTCAACATGGGCTTTGGCCGGTAATCCGGGGGCGGGTTCTTTCAACGGTACTTTAGCCGGTGTTGCTCTTGACTCCACATCTGCGCAGGTTAACGGTCAAATACCTTTTACTAACCCCGTATCAGGTAACAGTTATTTAGCAAGATTTCAGGCAGGGGCAACGATAGCGGGAACACTTTTGCTTTGTGATCGTTTGTGGCATAACGGAGGGTTTACAATCACTTCTAACACATCACAGACGGTCAACAGCGCCACTTTCCCGGCAAGAGACCTGAATGGGTCAACCAATGGGGATGGGGTATTATTAGGGCTGGAAATAAGCGCATCAGCAGGAGCAGCAGCACCTACGATTACAGTAGGTTATACAAACCAATCCGGTACGGCTTCCAGAACGGCTACAAACAGTTTTCCGACTGCAAACTCACCCGCTGCCGGATCATTTTTCCCGATTGGTTTACAGGCCGGTGATACAGGGGTAAGAAGTGTGCAGACCTTACAGCTTTCGGCTTCATGGGTATCCGGTACGATGAATTTAGTAGCGTACAGGGTGTTAGCGGCTTTAGAATTGACCGGAGCCAATGTTCCTAACGCTATTGATGCGTTAACAAGTGGATTCCCCCGCTTATATTATGGGGTAGTTCCTTTTTTGGTCTTTATTCCGAGTACAACAACAACAAGCAATATAAGCGGTCAAATGATCGTAACACAAGGATGAACGGATTAGGTAAAAATATTATTAATAGTTTTTGCTTCAGGGCGAGAAGGGTAAATATTTCAGCTATTGAAATGCTGAATGGCCGTGATGATAAAAATCAGATGTGCCGGAACTACTTTTTTGGGCCGCTGGTAATTGCAGCGGTTGGGTCCTTTGCGGTTGCCGGTAACGATGCAGCGACTATTTACAACAGGTCAATGTCTGCCGGTGCCGGTTCTTTTACGGTAACTGGTATAGATGCAGGACTAAGGCAAAACCGGAGCGTTTCAGCGGTTACCGGTAGTTATAGTACGGCTATTTCGGCAAGTGCTTACAGGGTGGTGCCGATTGTAGCCGGTGCAGGATCATTTGTATTAACTGGTAATAACACCGGTTTCAGAATCAATAAATCAATAGCACCCGAGGTAACAAGTTTTCAGGCTACGGTTCAATATGCCGGTGTACTGAAAAGCAGGAATGTAAAAAGAGTTAGGGTAAAAAGAAAATACTGGTTGTAATGTATGATGTAAAAACGGTGACGGACGTAAGTAGCGAAACGGCTCTGGTATCATTATCAGATGTTAAGGCTCATTTATACATCACCCACAGCGATGATGACACCTACCTGACCGCTTTAATTGGTAAGTGCAGGAAGATGGTAGAGCATTATTGCAATATCGCTATCGGTAGTCAGGAAAAAATATGGACGGTTGATCTCAACGAAAACGAAGAGGTTTTAATTCCTTACCAGCCGGTGGCCAGTGTTGATGCCGTTACTTATAAGACTGATATAGATACTTATGAGGCATTAACCGTTACCGATTACGATACAGATGGGGAAGCAAAGAAAACATTTACACCGTTTTTATCTGGCAGGTTTAAAATAGAATACACCACCGGTTACACAACAATACCGGCAGACCTGAAACACGCCATTGTGTGTCAGATCGCCTACCTGTATGAAAACAGGGGCAACGAGATTAAACCGGGGCTTTGTCAGATGGCGGCAAACCTGGCAGACGGGTATAAAGATTATTCATGGACGTAGGGCAGTTAAATAAAGTGATTGTGTTCAAAGAGAATACCCCTACAACACTAGGAGCGGGTAAGAAGGATAGTTATTCAACGCTACTGACCACAAGGGGAAGTATGCGGTTGAAGTCCGGAAACAGGGCTTTAGATTTTGGCACACTGGTTCAGAACAGGCAATGGGAGTTGATAGTAAGGTTTCAAACAGAACTGGAAACCAATTTATCCCAATCGCTGAAGGTTGAATATGACAGCAGAACATTTACGATTGATAGTTGGGAGAAGATGGGAGAGAAGCGGTTTTATTACAGGATCACATTAAACGAGCAGACAAATTGAGTGTAAGGACAATCGGTTTTAATGAGTTCAGGGCTAAGCTGAACAACCTGCCAAAG